CTTTAACTGGTACGGCATACGCAGATGATTCTCAGATAATTCGCATAATTGCCAGCAAAGAATACTCAGATATGCCGGGTGTGGATATTGAGATCTCAGACGAGTTTGATTGCCTGTAATCGAACATTTGTTCGATGACAAAGATAACGAAATTGTTATCAAACATTTTGCTGAAATGGTCTTGAAATACCCCAACTATCCCTTACAGTTGTCTTATTGAAGTGAACGGCACTTCAAAGATTCTGGAGGGAATCAAAATGACAACAGAAACAAAAAAAGTTTTTTACCCAAAAAATGCAAGAGAAGTTGCGGTTTATTTTGCAACATATCGCGGTAAGCGTTTGAACATTCGCGTTATGAATTCCGATTTAGATTATGTTCTTGAAGATGTTTATGCTTATTCAAATCTTGGTTCAAATGATGAAAATTTCAATGCCAAAAAATATCGTGGTAAGAAGTGGGTTTCAGCAGGAAGCCTAAAAGATGTTTGGTGCATTGAGTTAGTAGAGGTGGCATAAATGCATACACAAGTTAATTTAGAAGATTTTATGATTGAAGCCCATAAAAAGTCTGGCCTTCATTTTAATACTTTTCATCGTTCAATTCGTATTATTAATGATCGCAGAGGCAGAACTCTGTATCAAGAAATTAAAAATGGAGAAATGCCTATGGATCATTTTGTAATGTTACTAAGAAAGTTTGGTGCATAGATGCTTGTGTTCTTTTTTATCGTAATTCCTGCAATGGGGATAGGATTCTTACAACTTGTATTCGCTATCGAGGAAAGGCTTACTGATGAAAGTTATTTGTAAAGAAAACCACTGGAAAGTAAAAGGCACAAAGTTGATGCTTGATACACCCGAAGGCCAAGAAATTGTTGAGCAAATGGTTAAGGCTATTCAGGCTCGCGTTCGCTTGGCGATCTACGAGGAAATTTGCGCCCTTGATCTTACAACGCGCCGTAAGCAGATTGTGAAGAACGGGCTAGAAAACTCGCTCTTGCAGGTGCAGGATCTTTGCGCGCAGATTGCTTTGGGTCAGCGATGAATAAAAAAAATATTAAGCGCGCCAAAGAAGCGTTGGAAAGAAATAAAAGGCTGATTGAAAATAGTCGCTTAGGAATTCCTAGCGAAAAATCCAACACTTACAAGGTTGGCAAGTCTCCATCTAGTTACAAGGAGACAAAATGAGAGCCACATCTATTGAAGCCCAGAGAAAAGCAGCGCCACGCATGAGTTCTCACAAAGCCCGCGTGTATCAATTTCTTGTTGATCGCATGGATCAGGGAGCCACAGATCAGGAAATGCAGTTTGCTCTTAAAATGAGTGGGGATACTTTGCGCCCTACTCGCGGCAAGTTGCTCAAAGAAAACTTGATCTACGATTCCGGCAAAACCCGTAAGAATGAAAATGGAAACGATTGCATTGTTTGGGTTGTTTCAACTATTGAACAGATTGGACTTTTCTAATGCCAACTTATGTATATCGTTGCCAAGCAGATCAATCTCAGATTGAGATGTATCAGTCTTTTGAAGATGGCTCTATACCTAACTGCCCACTCTGTAACCAGCAGATGAGCAAACAGTTCCAAGCAACGCCAGCACATTTTCGCGGCACAGGTTGGGGAGGTCACTAATGAATCCTGATGTGTGTTACGAGCATGGCAATACCTGCGATGAAAAAGGTTGCCTTTGTTTGGTGCTTATGAAAGAAGATTGCGAGCAATGCTTGGAGGAAGCCAAATGATTTTAGGTTATCTTGGAATGGCAACGGGGATGTTCTTGATGTGGGTATGGCTCACTCAAGGATCACCGTCAAGCCGCAGAACTAAATTAAAGCAAGCGCGTTGCGTTCATTGCTCAAAGGTCTATTACACCGCAAGCAAATATTTACGAACCCCTAATTATTGTGAGGATTGCAAATGATTATTGGATTGTCTGGGTACGCCCAGTCCGGAAAAGATACGGTTGCCAACATTCTCGTTCAGCATCACGGCTATAAGCGCGTAGCGTTTGCCGACAAGATCAGGGAGTGCTTGTTTGCGCTTGATCCAATCATTGCAGTACGCGCAGATTTTCCGCTTCACCTTTCAGAATACTTTGATGATTTTGGGTGGGAAGCAGCCAAGAAGATGCCAGAGGTTCGGCGCTTGCTTCAGGTATTGGGTACTGAGGTAGGTCGCAACATCATTGATCCGCAGTTGTGGATTGAGATGGCTTTGGGCAATGTTGAGGCTGGCGATAAAGTTGTAGTGACTGATGTTCGATTCCCTGACGAAGCCCAAGAAATCAAGTGGATGTTTGGGGAAGTGTGGCGCATAAATCGCAGAGGTATTTATCCAACCAACGAGCATAGTTCTGAAACCGCTATGGATGATTGGATCTTTGATCGCACCCTTGATAACTCGGGTGATCTTCAGATGCTTGAAGAATTAGTAGATGATTTAGTTTTGTGAACACAGAATGGAATATAGGCAGGTGTAAATCATGCGGGGAATGGATTGTATTTGACCGCGCTTGCTCAACCTGCACTACAATAACCGCACAACCAAAGAAAGGGGATGCAGAAATGCAGACTACAATCAATGGAGGCAACGCCATCGAAGTCTTAGACAGGGGAGAGATTGGCGCGCGCTGAGGTTACAGGCTCGACTCCTTTTAGCAGCCGCACTAGCGGTAGGACTCGCGCTCGCTAACCCGTCATACGCATTAGCACCAAAGCAGATGTTCGTACAACGAACACCAATGGCGGCAAAGCAATATGCAAAACTACAATTAAATAATTATGGATGGGCAACTCAATGGGGATGCTTGCAAACTCTTTGGCAGAATGAATCTAACTGGCGGCCTGATGCTAAAAATCATACGCCCGTTAAAATGCTTATAGATGGCAAGTGGATTAAATTCTATGCTGGCGGGATTCCGCAACGGCTAGGGCTTAACCCAAAAGCAACTGTTGAAAAGCAAATCCAAATAGGGTTGAACTATGTGAGAGATCGCTACGGTTCGCCCTGCAAGGCTCTCCGGTTCTGGCATAGCCATTACTGGTACTAAAGTTCCTAGTGCCGTTCCACTAGGACACAAGGGCGGTTGAGCAGAGAAACCTCCAGTTCTCCGCTCCCGCCCTTATTTTATTTCTAGTGTAAGGTATGCCCATGACCACAATCGCGGCAATCCAATATGAAGATCGCGTAGTCATAGGCGCAGATAGCCAAGTCACCTCGGTTCGCAAATATTCACATCCCAAAATGGCAAAGATAACTCAACGCGGTCAATACTTGATCGCTGGCGCTGGACTTAGTTCTGCTTGCGATATTGCTCAGCACATCTGGGTTCCACCAACTCCAACGGCAGCAGATAAAAAAGACCTGTATCACTTTATGATCGCCAAGGTAGTTCCATCTCTCAAGCAATGTTTTAAAGATAACGATTTCAAATTAGAGGATGACAAAGATGACGAAACAAGATTCGCGTTTCTTATCGCGGTTGGTGGTGAAGTGTTTGATTTGGCTGACGATTTTGCCATTAGCCTTGACGGTAGCGGTCATTACGCTATTGGATCGGGTTCTAGCCTCGCTCTTGGCGCGCTGGCACATGAAGCAACTCTTGAAGAGGCATTGGAAATAGCAGCAAGCAAAGACCCATACACCTCCGCGCCGTTCTATTTCTACGAGCAGGTGAAGCGTGGATAAGAAGATTGCTGAAACAGTATTGGCTCGCGCTAAAGGCTATTGCGAATCGTGTGGATTACCCGGCGATGATTTCGCTCTGCATCACAGAAAACTCAAATCGCGTGGGGGCAAGGATGAAGTTGCCAACCTGATCGCGGTTCATCACAAGTGCCATAACTTAGGCACAAATAGTATTCACCTAAACCCAGAACTGGCTACGGTGAAAGGCTGGATGGTTCCTTCATGGGCAGATCCCGCCAAATACCCCTTACATCTTCACGATGCAGAGGTAGTAGTGTTAGACAACGAAGGCAATTACAACAAATTGGAGGCATCACATGGCGCAGATAACAGTTAGCGGAAATGTAGGAACAGATCCCGAGATTAAATTCTATGACGGAAAGAACGGCTCATTTGGTGTCGCTCGCTTCTCTCTTGCTTATACCCCGCGTGAGAAGGATAAGGCAGGTAATTGGGCAGATGGGATCACTACTTGGTTCTCTGTTTCAGTTGTTGGCAAG